CCCCCGTTGCCAGAGGTTCTTTAGAAACCCCCCAAGGGGGGCTGGGGGGCCTATCTCGCATCAGGTGGGCAAAGATGCCGCATTCACCATCTCTCGTCCGTCAGCGGCCTCTCATCGCCTCTCTTCTTCCTCGGCCCCTGGAATCTCCCGTGGGCCCTGTTGTGGCACGCCTCGCATATGGCCCACAGGTTCCTCTGCATATTCCCCTCGGCGTCGGTGCAGTAGCGGGACAGCGCCAGCTCCGGGCGATCCTTGACCTCGTTAACGTGGTGGACGCACGTCGCGCGCACGGGCGGCCCCGCCTTCTCGCGGCACCACTCGCACTCCCCGTGGGCGTCGGCCATGACGGCGGCGCGGAGGCTCCTCCATTCGTCGGTCTTGTAGAAGCGGTACAGCTTCCCCTCTTTGGCAAGCTCCCTTATCCACGACGCGAGGGAGCGGTCTTTTGGCACCCTCATGGCTCGCTCCGTTTCAGGGCATGAAAAAAGGGACGCCGCTCGACGTCCCTTCGGTTGATTCTCTCTCTTGCGGACGGGGCCTCTCCCCTTCCGCGTTTCTGACTGGCTACACCATAACACAGGTTTAGCGGACATTTGCGGACAACTTTACCGTGCGGTTTCCTTATCGACGATCTCCTGTGCGATCTCCATGGCGCGGATGTGCACGCGCCGGTAGTTCCTGTCGGAGTATCCCATGCGGTAGGCGGCGACGGTGGGTCTGTCCCTGTCGATGTACCGATAGTGGAGGCACTGGCCGTGCTGGATGCTCCGATGCATAACGGCCCTCACGAGAGAGCGCGCCTCGTCCATCGCGGAGATGTAGCGCTTGATCTCCCCGTCGATCCTGTTGCAGAGGTCTACGAGCTTGGCCACGCCGCCGCCCAGCTTGTCGGCCGAGGATCCTCCCCCCGATGCCGAGGGGTCGGAGGTGATCGAGTAGAGCGCGCTGATGATTCGGTCGTGCTCCTCGGTCAGGCTCTCCAGCTCGTCGCAGGCGATGCCGTAGCCTTCCAGGATCTCTTGGGCGCAGCGCGCGTTAACGTCGGCCATGTGCCAGTCCTTCCTCTATTCGGTTTTCAAGGTTCGTAGATTATAGCGCGTCACCGCATCTTCCGTGGCGCTCTCGGCAGTTTTCCACGGCGGCAGGCCGCGAACCTCTGGCGGCCTTGCGGCACATCATTCGGGAGCGCATCGGAAACGCATTTGAGCATCTCGTTGAAGCTGTCGATAAGCTCGCCGGGAATCGGCACCACAACAGCAGACATCTTCCGCTCGTCCTCTTTCATCGCTTGTCTATCCTTCCCGCCTCGTCGATGCACACGAGCAGCAGAAACCCGAACACGAGCGCCGCAGAGAACAGTGCGACCTTACCCATCGGACGCCACCACCTTGGCCCCGCAGTTCGGGCAGTAGCTCACGTCGCAGTCGCAGGCGTAGGCGCATTGCGCGGATATGGCGTCGTCCAGCGTACAGAATTCGTCGGAGTCGTAGTCGTAGCGCTTTATCTCGTGAGACTCGCCGCAGTGGGAGCACGTGAGGCAGTCGCTGTCCGCATACCTGCTCTCGTTGGAGCACGCGAGGCCGCAGGTGCCGCCGAGCAGCGATGCGAGCGTGGCGTCGCGCAGCAATCCGTTAACGGCCTCGCAGACTACTCCCGACGCAGGCCCTGGCCTGAACTCGAAGCCTCCGATGGCGTCGGCTATGTCGGCCACGGTAACCCATTCAGGGCGCGTAGCGAGCCTGTATCCTCCATTCCTCCCGGCGACGGACTCGACGAGCAGAGACTTGCGAAGAGGCTGCATGACCTGCACGAGGTAGGCCCTCGATATCGACAGATCGCGCGCCATGTCCCCGGATTGGCAGGTGCCGCCCTTCTTAGCGAGGTGCTGCATGATGCGCAAGGCGTAATCGGCCGAATCGTTGAGCCTCATCTACGACCACTCCTTCACCTTAGCCCCGCACCTGGGGCAGTACGCTATGTTTACGGGGCCGAACACGTCGGCTGCGCAGTTAGAGCAGTTGAACTCGAAAGCGCCGCACTCCGGGACGTACCCCTGAAGATTCATCGTGCAGTCTCCAAGCTGATCCGCTTTGCCGCTTGCCTGCTCCCTGATGTCCTTGCGCGCGGCGCAAACGAGGAAAGCGCCCCAGAAGAGCACGGAGGCCGCGAATGCCGCGACGCCGAATCCGGCACCGAGGAACAAACCAACCGCGATGCTCGCGATGACGAACGACGACGCGATCAGCACCAAACCGACGCAGCCTGCGTTCTTCGCGTCGTCCTTGTTTGCCTCATTCTCCTCATTGCTCATCGTTGCTCCTTTCTCCCAAGTGGCAAAAGCCGTACATGGGAACTTTCTTGTCCCAGTGCGAGCACCACCGCGAGCCGTCGTCGCCCACGGCGAGATTGGCGCAGTCGGCGCAGCGCACCAACTCCGACATCTTGAGCAGCTTCCTGGAGCCGCCGGCTTCGAGATGCGCTATTTGGATGTCCTGGATGATGTACTCTCTCATGGCTACTCGCATCCCTCCAAAACGGTCAGGGAATTCCTGCCGACATGGGATACCCGCAGGCTGACTCCGCAGCACTTGCACGGGGGAGTCCGTATCTCCATGCCGTAGCTGTTCGAGCCGGTTATCTCGACCTCAGACCCCTTGGTTATCACCCCGTAGTGGTTCGCGATGTCACAGTCGGCAACGGCGCGCTTTCCGACGCAGCTCTTCATGGTCACGTTCTTCGGGATCATTCCGCGCCTCCCATCCGCTTGTCCAGCTCGCGCTGGCGGCGCAGCAGGTCGAGCATCATGGCAGCGGAGCAGCCTGCGAACGATGACCCTGTTCCATAGAACTCGTTCGGTTTCTTTCCGTCGATCACCGACGGACAATTGTCGCATTCGATGCAGGAGCACCTCCAATACTCGATCATGCTCTTTCGGGCGTCCTCGTCGATGCGCTCCTGGGTGTCGGGAGGGGTGTGGGTGAGGTCGCGGGCGTGCATCCACGAGCCGTTGTCGAACATGACCCATGGGGAGCCGTCCCAACCGTCCATCCCCTCGCAGAGCTGCGTACCGACGGCAGAAACGGTGCGCCCGATCCCGCTCTCGATGACGTACACCGTCTCGCCTTTGGAGACCGGCTCGCCGTCGCCTAGCAGCACATCAGGGGCGGGGCGCTTGCAAGATGTCGCAAACTCGTTGGCGTAGCTGTCGATTCCGCACCATCGGAATTCAAGGAACCACTCGTTACCATCGAATGCATAGCCCGTAACTGTCGATTCGCAACGGTTTCCGGGCACCACCCGGTCACCTATGCTCCAAGGCTCGCCGTCCGTGTCGCAAGGCAGCTTGAGCGCGCAGCGGTCGAGCCACGCGCCGAAGTCCTCCCCTTCGCGGAAGTCGGGCCAGCCGTTGGCCTTGGCCCACAGCTCGGCTCCACGGAGCAGGGAGAGCTCGCGGGCCTGGGCCAGCTCGGCGTCGATCTTGTCGGCGAAGCTGCGGATGATGTTCCTGTCTTCATTGTAGGGCGTGTCGGCGTAGCCCTTTCCGCTGATGGCACAGATGAACTTCGCGTACGGACTGGTGTTCTTCCACTCGTCGCGCTCGGCCTCTGCCGACCACCGCAGCAGCTCCGGTGCGGTCATGTCCTTGGGGTCTTTCTGTTCCATGTTCTTTCCTCGATTCTGGGGCGATTTGAGGCCCCGTTCATTCCGTTCGCTAGTCCGTGGCCGTCTCTTCGCGACTTGGGGCCGCAGCGGCGGCGAGGGGCGGCTTTCCGCGTGCTTCGATGATCGCCGCCCCGAGCGGTTCCGCGACCTTCGCGGACGCCCTCTCGAAATCGTCCATGGGGAGGCACCCGTAGAACGGCACCGCCTTGACGCGGGCCGCCGGGTCGTCCGAGAAGACGCGGGAGGCCATCACGGCCGCCTCCTCGTAGCTGTCGAACGCGGCTATCGGCTCGCTCACTCCCGGATAGCCGACGGTGTAGATCGCCTTGACTCTCATGTCCAGTCCTTTCCGAGAGGCCCCGCGCGGGCGTGCCGCGAGAGAGGGCGACTCGGCAGACTTGCCGCCTCTCCCACTTCACTGCGGGTCTTCCTCTCTTCTAGCTCTGCTTATCTATGCTTATCTATGCTTATGTTCGATTTCCCTGGGGAAACCTTGGCTAACTGTGGGGGTATTTCGGCCCGACTGTGGGGGTATTTTTGGCCTACTGTGGGGTTATGGCCCCAGACTGTGGGGGTATTTGCCCCCACACTTACCCCCCTTGACTGTGGGGCTATTCGCGCGCTGCCCGTCGGAATACCCCCACGATCCTTTAAGTAACTGTGGGGTTATTTCCAGACGCTCGAACGCGCGTTCCCCCACAGTTGACCGGGGCTAAAGTGGGGGTATCGGCGGGGGCGGGTTGACGACGTAGAGGCTCGCGTGGCCCTTCACCCCGCGATGGACGGGCGTCAGCAGCCCTATCTCCACAAGTCCGGAGATGGCCCTATTCGCGGTCTCGTCGCGCCCGTCGAGCAGCCCCGCCGCCCAGCCGCGCGATAGCTGCACGCACTGGAAGTCGTCGAAGGGCACGGTTGCGCGCCCGGTAGACTTCATCCAGTCCCACAGCCACAGGGCCTCCTTCTCGGGAAGCGCCCCGGCGTCTCGGACGATGCTGCACATAGGGCCGAGCAGCCTCGGCCACAGCGCGTCGCGCCGCTCCATGAGGAGCGCGCCGGCCAGGATGCCCATCGTCTCGGGCCTCATCTTCCAGAACGGGGGCGGCCCCGAGAAGACGCCGCCCTCGTCGTACGCGCCGGCATCTCCGGCCATGCGCACCTCCTCTCTGATCGCCTCTGTCATCGGTCGTCGGGGTCTGGCGGGTCGGGAGGATCCGGCGGCTCGCCGTCGAAGTCGCCGCAGTCATCCCAGTCGCTTGGGTACGTGAACTCTTCGGCGTAGGAGCACCAGCCCCACCAGCAGCCGCCGGGGCACTCGCTCCAGTGGGCGCAGCGGTCGCACCATCGGCGCGGCACGGCCTCGTCCGGCGGCTCCAGGGGGCCGTCTGGCACGTCGTAGGGCCTCATGCAGGTCATATCGGCACCGACCCCCTAGAAGAGGCGCATCTGGCCGCTGTAGAGGCCCAGGCGCTCCACGTCGCGCTCCAGGGCGCGCGCCAGCTCGTCGCGGCTGTCGGTTCCCATGCCCCTTCCGCTGCAGTGGCCATCGCGGTCGTCATAGGCGTCGTAGTAGACGATGGCGTTGCCCTCGTGACCGGTGACGCAATCGGCGAACCTCCCGCCGGGCAGCATGGTTATCTCGACCTTGTCGCCGCAGACTGCTACGTACCTGTTGCCGTATCGCTCGACGATCTCGAACTCGCACAACCCGAGGCCGTTGGCCCACTCGCACAGGCCCTCGGCGGTCTCGCCCTCGAAGTCGCCCCCCATCACGCCACCTCCTCGGCGTCGAACAGTGACGGCGCGGCCATCTTTTGGTCGTGCGCGCGCAGGTACGCCACCCCGTCGTCGAAGTAGCCGGGGTTCAGCTCGGTCGCGGTGCCGCGACGGCCCGCCAGAAGCGCCCGCAAAGGCACCGTGAACAGGCCGCCGAACGGGTCGAACACCAGCTCTCCGGGGTTGCTGTAGCGCTCTATGAGCCTGTCCACGATGTCGAACTGCAGCGGGCACACGTGCATCTGCTGCCGCTTGCGCGACTGCTGGGTGTTCAGCGTGAGCATACGGTTCACGTCCGTCCACACGTCCGGTGCCCACGAGGACGGCGCGAGCGCCATGAACGTGGCCGGGAGCCTCTTCGCGCCGTCCATCTCCTCGGCGAGCGCCACGTGCTCGCGGTAGTCGTAGACCGTCTCCGACGAGCGCTTGGAGAACGCGCGGCACACCTCCGAGATGTCCATCGCGGCCACCTCGTCCGGCGTCAGCAGGCGGTCGCCGGAGGATCGCCAGAAGGCGTGGGCGTCGGTCTGCCAGCGGGCGCGTGAGTACTCGTCCTTGCCCTTGGCCACGGGCACGTCGGCGTAGCCGCGCGTGCGGTCGGTCTGTGGCTTGTGGAACAAAAGCACGTACTCGGGGCAGCCGACGCCCATCTTCGTGCCGTCCTTGCACTGCTCCGTCCACCCGAGCCGGTAGGTCTGGTTGTTCTCGCGCACGACGTCGGTCACCACGGTGACCATGCCGATGAAGTCGAACCCGTGGCCTATGGTGTGCTCGATCACGAGCGCGTGGAACGGGTCTACCGTGGGGATTCCGGCCCCGGTCACGTTGCCGAACAGGATGCGGTCTTTCACGTGGCACGCGTATATGCGCCCGGGCCGCAGCACGCGCAGAAGCTCGGGGGTGAGGTAGTCCATCTGGGCGAAGAACTCGCCGTTTCCGGAGGTGTGCCCGAAGTCGTTGTAGCTCGGCGTGTACTCGTAGTGGTTGGCGAAGGGGATGCTCGTCACGATGAGGTCTACCGAGTCGGAGGCCATGGCGGCCGTCTCCTCCACGGTGTCGTTGTTCACCACGCGCCACCCGTCGCCCGACTCCTCGCGCCTCTCGCAGCCGATGGAGCGGCGCATGGCGTCGGCGGCGGCGGTGTCGGACAGCCCGTACTCGCGGATGATCTCGGCCATGCGCGCGGTCAGATCGTCGTGGGCTCGCCACTTCTCCCGCAGCACGTCCACCACGCCATCCTCGCCCTCGGCGTAGATGATGTCGATGCGCACGGGGCTTTTCTGCTGGAAGCGCTGCACGCGGTGGATGGCCTGTATGAAGTCGTTGAACTTGAAGCCCACGCCGCAGAAGATCTCGCGGTGGCAGTGGCGCTGGAAGTTGCAGCCCGAC